TATTTTGGTGTCACAGAACCTAACATTGGAAATAATGTAATTTATCTGCCTGAAGATGGGACTTCAAAATTTTCAACAGATAATGCATTGGGTCAAGATGAATTCCCCGTATATAATCAGAACGACACTTCACCATTGACGGATAATAATATTCCAACAACAAATGAGGATTTGGAATATCATCATGCAAGCGATGCAACAAAGGACGAATTTGTTGTTGATGAAGGAAGAAAAAAGGCATGGATGCCGGGGGCACAAGCGGTTGGTGTAAAGAAGAAATGTCAATTAGGTGGTTTGGGTAATACCAGTGCTGCATGCAATCAGGGTGATATTCGTAATTTGGAATTAAGCAAAATAGTTGAAGACGTTATATATAATTTTGTTAATGAAAACGAAATATTTTCTGGTAAAGCATATCGTGTTGAATCTAATTTATTGATTGGTGGTAAAACTGCGGGTGATGTTGTAAGGTATGAAAGAGATGAATTAGAAAATGTGGATGATTTTGCACATATTACTGATGAAAAATTGGCTGAACTCGACAAATATCCTGCAAGAAATATTGTTTGGGTGACGAAAACTTTTGAAGACGCAAAAAGATATTCGACTGAACCCGACTTTTCCGATATTGATGAATTTGATTTAACTGGTGAAATTATTGCTGAAGACGGTGATGGTGGATATCTTGTTTTCACCAAAGGAAATTCATTAAATGAAGAACGTGTTTCATTCAATAAAGATTTTTGGGGTTGGATTTCACCGGATGATAGGTTGATACAAGTGCCAAAATTGAAACATGCTGGCTATATTCTAACGCAATATAAAAACGAACCGTATGGATGGGACATCGAGAGAGTTTTTAATAAAGCGTTAGAAGATGGCTGGGTTAGAGTAACTTATGAATATTATTCACAACAATTTCGTGGAGATTTAAATATCAATGGCTTCACTAAAGAAAGGGTTGTGGGGGTATTTAAAAAATTTTTTGCAGATATGGTGAAATATGGATATTATACCATATATTTGGAATGGGAAAATCCCGCAAAAGAACATTTAAGATTTAATACCCGTGATACTGAAGGCAAAATGAAACTTATGGATTATATTAGTGAAGAAATTGATGCAAAGGAAGCGTTTACCGATAAAGGTGCTTTAAAAACATTGTTGAATGGTAAACGTGATGTTGCTTTTATTGAAATGACAAAAGGTAACATGGGTAAAATCCAAAAGTACGGGTTGGGAGTTATGCCCGTAAGAATAACGACACAGGGTACGTTAATGTGCGTTATTTATCGTGATGCCGATAAGGGTAAGAAGTTATATGATTTTGCCAGAAGTCACGGTGGTTATCTTAATGATAAATCTGCCGATGAAGCACGTTATGTTGGAAGATTGTTAGGATATAAAGAAGAAACAATTGAGGAATATGTTCGCAGAAAATATGGTAACAAAATACCAGTTCTTCCAGAACCTTCACCGGATGATTATGATGATTTGGCTGAAAACTTAGATTATAATCAATTAAATCGTGGTGTATTCAAAGATGAACCAATTCATGTTTCAGATTTTCCATTGCAGGATTTAACGGTAAGTAAGCGTGGAATGTTTGGCGCAATGCAGGATATTAAGCAAGGCAGACCGTCTCAAACAAATGAGCCAGTATTGGTGTTTTATAATATTACTAATAAGACTTTCTTGGTTGAAGATGGTTATCATCGTGTGGCACAGGCATATTTAAATAAAGAAAAAACAATTTCTGTTGATATATATTCAGATATGTGGTCAGACTATGTAGCTAATGTTAGTCCAGAAAATAAATTTAATTTAAGCGAAGCTGAATTAATGTCATTACAGCAACTTCCATTTAAGGAAGAAATTCAGCAACTTGGTGGTAAAATATTTAGTGTTGGTGGTGCGGTACGTGATGAATTTTTGGGTAAGGAATCTAAAGATTTAGATGTACTTATCACGGGTGTTCCAATGGACAAACTTGAACAAATACTTTCAAAGTATGGACGAGTAGATGCCGTTGGCAAATCGTTTGGCATTTTGAAGTTTAAACCGAAAGGTGCTACTGAGGAAATTGATATTGCAATACCGAGAACTGAAAAACCGAGCGGTGAGGGTGGACACAAAGGATTTGATGTGACATCAGACCATGCGTTACCAATTGAAAAAGATTTGGAACGCAGGGATTTCACAATTAATGCAATAGCTAAAGATATTGACGGAAACATTGTTGACCCGTATGGTGGGCAAAAAGACCTTCAAAATAAAACCATTCGTGTGGTTAATCCCGAAGCATTTAGTGATGACCCGCTTAGAATGTTACGTGCCGTGCAATTTGCAAGTCGTTTTGGTTTTAAAATTGAACCTGAAACAATGAAAATGATTCAAAATACTGCTGGTAGAATAAGAGAAATTCCTGCAGAGCGTATTTTAACTGAATTTGATAAAATTGTAAAGAAGGGTGATAAATTCACAGGTGCGTTTTTATTGAAACAGACTGGATTGCTCAAAAATATCTTTGGTAAAGATGCTGGTTTATTAATGGGGCAAAATATTTGGGAGAACGCTAAAACTATGGGAGAATTTGTGTGGTTATTATCACACAATCTCGTTCCGAATCCAGCAGAATTTTATAAGAATAAATTGAGGGGTGACATTGATACATATAAGGAAATTAAGGCGTTGCAAATGGCATTTGATAGCGGTGAGGCGACCAATATGGTTGAAGCAAGAGCAGTTGCTTCGAACATGTATGCTCTTTCTCCACAAACACTGCAAAGCCAAATCATTCCAAATGTAATTAAGACTGCAGCACAAGAATTGCTTACAGGTAAATATCCTAAAGGTCTTGGTGAATTGGCGGTAAATGGTAATGATTTAATGCAACTTGGTTTAGAGGGTAAAGCTATTGGTGATATGTTAAAATCAATGCTATTAAAGGTTTATTCTGGTAAAATTAGGAATAATCGTGAAGATTTATTAGCTTTGACGGGTCAAAATGGTAAGATGATTAAAGAAGAAACAAGTGAGCGCTTTGAGTATGGCTGTTTGATGCTATTTCTTGATGTGCCAATATGGGAAAAAATAACATCAGTTATTAAACCAGAAGATATATACACAGTTGGTAACGATTATGGTATTGAAAAAGAACCACATTTAACCATATTATATGGTTTTCATGATGAAGTAACATCAGAGGAAGTGTTTAAACTTTTCAAAGAAAATATGCCAATGAAACCTATTGAAGTTAGAATCAAAGGAATATCAGTATTTGAAAATCCTGAATTTGATGTGGTTAAATTTGATGTTAATTCACCTGAATTAACTAAATTGAATGGAATTATGAGGCAATTGCCTAACACAACTAAATTCCCGGAATATCGTGCGCACATCACGATTGCATACGTTAAAAAGGGTGAGGGGAAAAAATATGTTAAACCTTTTGAAAAAGAAAGAGTTTTACGTGGCGATAAGTTAGTATATACGTGGAAGGGGCATTGGGGTTCTGATGGCGAAACAATGATGCTTAATGAATTTTCATACGATAAATTAAATCCCGACTCCCCCAAAGATACTTGGGATGTCAATGGTGAACAAGTGGGTGTTGATTTTTTTGTTCAAAAGTATGACGAATGGAATAATCAAGGTGGAAAACCGGGATATAGAGACCCTTCTGAAGCATCTGTATTGGAATTTATACAAAACAACTATGAAGATTTCACTCACGATGAAAAATTGAAGCGTCAATTATATTGGGCACTTACCGATAGAGAAGTATTGAGTGAAAGTAAAACAAAATCTGATTATCAAGTAACTAAAGAGTCATTAATGAGGTCAAAGTCAATAGGTAAAGAAATGAAAGAAGAAATTCTTAAATATCTTGCGGGTGGCTCGACTTATCATGAGGGTGGCGTTGTTAATGGGTTGAGAATACCTAAAGTTGAAGGAAAATCATTTGATGGTGTTAGTATGGGTGCAGATAAAGATGGTTTCTTTGTTTACACGCACAGAGCACGTTCAAAATCGCATGCAAGTCCTGATAAAATACCAATAAAAGAAATAAAATTCATAGAATCAACCGGATAGGATTTATAAACTGTAAATAGTATTTATAATGAAAGAAATTAAACAAGCAAAGCACATTACTGCAATGGAGCTTGCAGAAAAAATGGGGACTGGCATGGAGTATAAACAAGCACTTCAAGAACAGGAACTAAAAGCAAATTTCGATGTTATTATGAGTGAAAATGTTGAAAACATCGAAGAAAATAACTTTATTGTTAATGGTGATGAAACATGATTAATGAGGCATTTAAAGCAAGTAAGGGTAAAACTTTAACTGGAAAGTATATTCTATTTATTGACCCAAGTAAACCTGAAAATAAGGAAACTTTTAAATATAAGGATATTTTAAGAAAACACGGTGCTGAATGGAGTTTAAGTCCGAAATTCAGAAACATTTTCCCCGCACACAGGATGGGATTTTGGTTTTGGTGGATTGGTAGCACTGAAGACCAGTGGAGAAACGTGTATGCAAAATTTATTGAACCAGCATTGAAAGAAATTCATGGGTTGGAAAAAGCATCGCCAGAAGAAAGTCAATCGTCATTGGTTGCATCACTTGATGCATTAATTTCTGACGTAAGTGCTGCTGAAACAACTGCATCTGGCGAAGGTGGTATTACACCACAATCGAAAGAAGAAATTCAGGATAAATTATTGGGTTTCAAAGAAAAACTCGTTAATCTTGACAGCGATGAGGAATATAAAGAAACTATGCGTATTATTCTTGCATTTAAAAATGCACAGGGACACCCATATAGCTTTATTAATTCAATTTTAATCTGGCTTCAGAATCCAAATGCGAAATTTGTTATGAGTAAGCCAAGATGGGCACAATATAACAGGACTGTTAATAAAGATGCAAAACCAGTTATTGTTCGTTCACCAAGTAAATCTGCAATAACACCGTATTCTAAAGACCAAAAAGCTGAAATAACTGATAGATATGTTAGGCAGCTTGGAAAAAAATCTTATGATGAATTAACAATTGGTGAAAAGGATAAGTTGAACGTTACACTTCGTGGACGTTTTGGTGGACATAGTTTTGAATTCACAGAAGCATTTGATATAAAAGACACCACCCCAATACCGGGAAAAGAAGACTATGCAAAGGATATTCAAAGAAAGTCGGAAATTAAATGGTATGAGGAAGGAATGACTGATGAAAAAGTAAGACCTGTTTATAGCGCATTGGAAAAATATGCTCAAGATATGGGTTTAACTGTCAAATATGTGTCATTAAATGCGTTGGGCGGTGCAAGAGGTAGTAGTAGCGAAAGCGGTGTTATTACGATGCCTGAAAATCAAGGAAATGATGTTGGTTTAACCAAAACGTTGGCGCATGAAATAACACACTCATTGTTACATCAGAAGTATGTTTCAACTAAGAATAGAGAAATGGAAAAATATTTCTTGGGTAGTCCTGAAGGTCGTGAAAGAGTTGAACAGCAAGCAGAATTAGCTGCATGGCTTGTAATGGGATTATATGGGTTTGATTTAAAAACAACCTCAATTAACTATACTGCACTTTGGGGTGCTGATAAAGAAACAATGCTGAAGGTATATGATACGGTTACAAGTGTTGTAAACCTAATGGTTGATGAAATCAATAAGCGATTAACACAAGCACAACCTACAACTCAAACATCAGCACCTGAAGCACAACCACAATCAGTTGCAGAGGCAGTTGGTGGTGTAGCACCTGCAAGTCATATACAGCCAATTGATATCGCAAAAGCAATTGGTCAGGAAGGACAATATCTTGATGCACTCAGGCAGCAGGATAAAATGCAGGAAATGCTCAATAAATTTAATAAATTGATAAACAAATAGTATGAGCAACGTAGCTTATAGTGCTGTGGTTCTTGACGATAAATCAAGGGAAAGATTAATCGAACGTTTTAAATCTGCAATACCTGATGATTGGGAAATTATTGCACATCACATGACAATAAATTTGGGTGAAATCGACCCTAATTTTGAAAAATATTTAGAAATGCCAGTTCGTTTAAATGTTGAAGAGTTTGCGATGGATGATAAGGTTGCTGCAGTTGGTGTAAGCGGATTTGAAAGTAAAAATGCGAAGCCACACATAACATTGGCTGTAAATAGAAAAGCTGGTGGAAAACCAGTCATGTCAAATAATTTAACTAATTGGGAAAGATTGAAAAGACCATTATTGGTGACAGGTAAAGTAACTGAAGTATTGTTTAAATAAAATGGAAGGAAAAGCAAATGATTGGGATTCAAGTTCTAAAATAGGATTTGATTTTGAAGATAGATTTCTTGAAGATGTGTCAGCGAAAAAATATCCGCTTGCATATAAAAATATGAAGAAAGAAGAGTATTCGTATTATGACATATTGTTATATAATGGTAAACTGCCAATAGTTCTTGAGGAACAAATAAAGGTTGAATGCAAATTTGATGAAATGGCATATGTTAGCAAGAATATTTGCATTGAAGTGGGTTGTTGGGGTCGAGCATCAGGTCTTTTAGTGACAATTGCCGATTATTGGGTAATATCTGATGACCATACCGTTTTTATAATTAAGCCGAGTGAAATACGTAGATGTTTGGAAGAAAATAAAAGTCAAATTGAATATAAAAAGAATCACAGAGTAACACAAGAACCGGGAAAATATAAAGAAATGAATTTATATTTAATTCCAAGGCGAATATTTGAACCGTATTGTTGTGAAATTGGCGATATTAATAACATGAAATACGATAGTTTAGTATGATAAAAAGATTAGCAGCATTTGATTTTGACGGTACATTGATTGATTCTCCCGAAAAAGAACCGGGAAAGATTGTTTGGTCACAGATAATGCAAAGACCGTATCCCTACGAAGGATGGTGGGGCAGAGCAGAAAGCTTGGATTTAAATGTGTTCGATATTAAACCGTTTCCAAGTGTGTTGAATCAATTAAGTAAAGAACTATCAACGCCAAATACGTATGTGATAATTCTTACATCACGTATGGAAAAGTTGCGTCCACAGGTAGAAGCAGTTCTTAAAGCGAATAATATTCATGTTCACAAGGTTGACATGAAACGCAGTGAAAAAACCAAAGGACAAAAGATACTTGACTATATTGCTCATTATCCTGATTTGACTGAAATTAATGTGTATGAAGATAGGGACACAGATATTCAATCATATGAGTCCATTAGGGTGATGATTCCAGACACCATTGATTTTAATGTTTATTTAGCATCACAAGGCACATTGAAATTACTTAAACCAGAAAGTAAATTATCGGAAATAATTAAAGATGAAATTGAAAACATCATAAATGGTGAGTAATTTCTAAGAAAATAATTATTGACGTATTTATATAAAAATTTATAAGATGATTGATATGCGATATAAGCCATATTTTCTTCCACAAGTAAATGCACCACTTGAAATTGTGTTAAAGCAACTTGCTGCAGACAATGTGGATTTCGAATTAATCGAAGTTGACCCAAATGAATTAAACGCATCTCAAGGAGTAACGTTTTCAGATGAAGTTGAAAACGTGCAGCTTGATGATATGAATCCAATTTGGTTGGCAAATGAGAATAAAATTCTTGATGGTCATCATCGTTGGGTTAAAGCACTATTAGATGGTGAAAAGTTAAAAGCCGTTAGAATTAACAAGAATGAGAAAGATGCTTGTAGGTTGTTAAACAAAATACAAGACATTTATGAATATGAGAAAATGCGTGGGTTGGAAGAAACTACCAATAATGACGTTATTAATGATGAAAACAATCCAGATGGTGATTTTACAGATAGGAAGGAATTTTTAGCATCATTGGAAGAAGATAATGCTAATGTTCAAATTGAAAAACCAAGCGCAAACCCTCAAACAATCGTTGCATATCGTCAAGCACCAATAAAGGAGAATTCGAGCGTAGGTAATTTCTTTATGCTAAATCCAATTGATGGATATAGTAAATATGAAATTGATTTCGATAATCTTCTTGACACAAATGCATTAGGAGTCACTTATAAGGATAGCCAAGACCCGACAGATATACTTGCAAAGATTTGGTTTCCAAATATAAACTTCGAAAAAATAAGTGAGCAATATAATATGGCATCGGTTAATTTAAAAAATAAAGCAATTGCTGAAAGAGCAATGAAAATGGGTTACGATGGCATAAAATATGGTGATAAATTAATACAAGGATTAAAATAAGTAAAGCTATGAGCACGTACAAAATTACAAACGTAACACATCTTGCAGGAAAGCGTGATTTCAAATTCAATTCAGAATTGGATATTGAATATGTAGACAATATGTCAAAGAAAGTTGTGAAAGTAAAACCCGGAAAATCGATATTTCTTTCAATTGGAACTCTACCATTATCAGTACATAGACTAAGAGTTAAAGGCTTGGTTGCTGTTGAAGAAGTTAGTGCAACTGAACTTGCACAAATGATGAAAACTTCACAGCCAGTACCCGCTAAACAAAAAAAGGTGGCTGAGAAAGCTGTTGATGGTTCTGATGAACTACCTAAAAAGGGTGGAAAAAAGAAAACCGTAAAGAAAGAAGAGGAATAATCTCTTGATAATCTGATTATTATGTTTAAAGCCAGCAAAATGTTGGCTTTTTTTATCAAAAAGTCTTTCATCTTTGAGGACTTTGTGTTATTTTTACGTATTTAATAATAAATTACATTATTTTATAAAAATTTATAAACACAGTATGGACGGTAAAATTAGAATTTTATTCTATAACCTTGACTCAGCAGGTGTTAACTACTTTAGGACGTTAACCCCAGCAATGGAACTTGAAAGAAATCACTCTGATGAATTTTATGTGGAAATCAATCCGCAACTCGATTTCAATGACCCAAAATTTATTGATTATTTAAAATCTTTCCACATTATTCATTATCATCGTCAATTTTTAGGTGATACAAGGCAAATGTTAACATTGGCTGCTGAATTAAGGAAGTCTGGTACAATACTTATCGTGGATATTGATGACTATTGGCAGTTACATAAAAAGCATCCATTCTATGCAATGGCAATGGAAAAGAAAATGCATATTCCGATAATGGAAAACCTTAAAATTGCTGATTATGTAACAACAACCACTGATTTGTTTGCGGAAGAAATCCGTAAAGTAACTGGAAGGGATAATGTTGGCGTATTTTATAACTCGATTGACCCGATATGGATGAAACAATTCCAAAATAATTGGAAGCCAGACCCGGACGGACGTGTTAGAATCACATACATGGCAGGTTCTTCTCACATGGGTGACGTTGAACAACTTGAAGGTGTATTTAACGTATTGTCGAATGATTGGCAACTTAAAGATAAGTTTAAAGTAATTCTTGCCGGATGGGATACCGAAGGAAGCACAACTGACATAACATTTAATCAGGAATTTGGCACTGAACTTCAAAAAAGAGGTTTGTGGACAAATCAAATGGTGAAGGCAATTAACAGTTCAAGGGGCGATGTTGATGCATTACCGAAACTTCCTGCCGACCTTAAAGAAAAATACAGAGGAAAGGTATTTAATACGCAACAGAGAGATATTAAATCAACTGAGAGCGTATATCTTTTCTATGAAAACATTCTTACCGATAACCATCGTATGATTAAAAATCAAGATTACATGCAGTGGTTAATGAATTTCGAAAGAAATGTTAAATATGAGAATGAAGGGAACTTTGCAAGACGTTGGACTCAAAAGGCAAACATATATGCACAAACCCTTGATGAAACTGATATTGTAATTGCTCCACTTGCTGACAATTCATTTAACAGGATGAAATCGAATTTGAAACAAGTTGAATGTTGGTCAAGGAAGCTTCCAATTGTTTGTTCAGGCATTCCACCATATACAGTACATGGTAAGCATATGGAAAACTGTGTATTAATACCAATGGATTTACCAAAAAATGCTCATAAATATTGGGTTAAGTATTTGAAAAAACTCATATTGGATGCTGATTTGAGAAAACGTCTTGGTGAACAACTTTATGAGGACTTTAAGGTGGAATATAATCTTGCGGAAGTCACAAAGAAACGTGCTGAGTTCTACAAAGCAGCAGTGTTAAAAACATTGGCAGTTGTATAACATGAAAAAGTTTTTCCAGAAAATACTTCTTTGGATATACATTAAGATTCAAACCATCTTAATTAATATTAGCATTGCACTTTATCGTACTGAAGAAGAAGTGCTTAAAGCACCACAACTTGATGTTGGTGAGGATGGTAAAATAATTCAGCGTAAGCTTCATCACAATCCATTGCTCGAAAAATTCTATGCTGGTCAACGTGATGAAAAGTATGTTCAGGATTATTATGAGTTGTTGGTAAAAGCCGATAAATTTCTTCATACTGCAACATCACATCAAAGATTGGTTGCAATGGACAGGCACATGCGTCAAAAAAATTCGGAAGAATGGATGAATCAAAAAGACCCACATGGTAGAAGATATAATTATGCCGGATTCTTTGATGACAATCATAAACACGCTGGCAAAACTATTGCTGAAGTAGTTGAAATTGAATTTGAAGAAAGAAGGACGAAAGACGATGATTTTGAACTTCTTGAAATTTATGACAATAGACCGATTGAAGCAGGTGTCTCAAAGCTATATGAAGAAATTGAAAAGGCTAAAGAGGATAAGACTGAATTTGAAGTAACAGTAATGAAATCGCTTGATTTCCCGATTAGAATTACCCACACCAAAGAAAATATTGTGAATAAAATTGAACAATTAACTGAATCGTTACATGTTAAAAAAATTGGCTTTGAACACAGACAGTTAGAGTTTTTCATACCTTTAAAATTCAAAACGTCAGGCGTGACTGACCAATCTGAAATTTTTAATGAACTTATTGATGTTAAAGAAATTTTCATCAGAGATAAGTATGGAAAAATGATTGCATTTGGTGTTACCAAGTTTTTGAAAAGAATAATACATAACGACACTCATGAGGTTTGGAAGTTTCAGGGAATTGAAATGAAACAAATGGGTGTAATTTAAATTGAAGTAATATGGCAAGTAATTTTTTAGAAAATTTGAAAAATGCTGTTGATAAAGGTGAATTTAATTCTGAAGCAGCAAAAAAAATTAACGATATTGATAAATTGGCTGACGAAAAAGTTGGAAATGCAGAACAGTTAATTCAAAAAAGACTGGATGAGGCAGGAATAAAAACCGCCACAGAAGAAGATGTTGAAGTACTGAATTCTGAGTATGAAGACAAAATGAAAAGGATTGAACGAACCGATGAAGCTAATGTTTGCCTTGCAGACCTTATTAACAGAGAAGAACGAATAATAAGCGAAATTCAGGAAATGATTGAACTGGCTAATAACGCAAAAGAAGATTATGCAGTTGAGTTTGAGGCAAAAGACCCGGCATTTATGGACTTATTAGCGAAAGTCAATCATATAAACATGGAATTTAATAATTCAATTTTTAATAACTTAAACAAATAAATTTATGGCAAAATTTCAAGAAGCATCTCCCGAAGTGGAAAAACTGTTTGATGAAGTCAGAGAAAAAACTTCAATACCCCAATGGGTTGAATTCAGAGTCCTTTGTAATAATAAACAAAAGGGTGAACCTGTGAAACTTGTTAAATCAAATGACCTTGTGCAAATGTTAACCGAAGGAGTTAATTTTGCAGTTGTGGTTAATGAAGACATTTTTTCTGAATTACCGGATGATATGAAAAAATTAGCATTTGATGAAGCACTTGCAGGTGTTGCAGTGAGTGATACTGATGCAGTTTCATTAGAAAAACCCGATTTCAGCACATATAGTGGTGTGTTGGCAAAATATGGTGACAGTGAGGTAATAAAATTAAAGGAATCGGTTAAGAGTCTTTATGACGCTCAGAAGCAAAAGGAAGACCAAGAAAAAGCCGAAAAGAAAGGTAAAAGAGGACGTAAAAAAAGCGTCTTTAGTTGATGTATAGTTTTTTCATGATTCGAATCCCGGCATAACTGTCGGGATTTTTTTGTTTATAAGTATTTATAGAAAAATCTATTATAATGTTAACATATAATATCAAATTTCCACTTAACGATGATGTTACCACCAATACTTATTTTGCAATGAGTAGGGTAACTAAAGATGCGTTTAGTTCTGACTTACTCTTACTGTTGTTAACACAAAGGGGAGAGAGATATTATGAACCAGATTATGGAACTAACTTATTGAAGTTCATTTTTGAACCGAATGATAGCATGACAGAGAAGGATATTGAACAGGAAATAAAAAACACTGTTTCTCTATATATCCCCGCATTGAAAATAAGTAGTGTTACTTTCAGTACACTCAAAGATGAAGAGGGTCAGCCAATATCTGAAAATCAATTGAATGTTAACATTAAATTTACTTATAATGAAGATGCTTTTAGTGAAGCAGGTGAATTAGACTTAAAATTTTAAAATATAAAATATGGCAACAGACACAACTACAAATGTCATCCAATATGGTTCACGCACATTTGGGGAAATAAGAACTGATTTGATTGCATTAATCAGGCAAGCATATCCTGATGTGCTTAGTGATTTCACCGATTCAAGCGTGGGCGCAATGCTCATTGATTTGAATGCTGGTGTGGCAAACAACCTTTCTATTAATACCGATAGGGCATTTCAGGAAACACAATTAGAATATGCACAGCAGCGTGCATCTATTCTGAATATCGCAAAAAATATGGGATTTAATATCCCGGCAAGAAAACCATCGGTTACTGTGGTTGATTTTACTGTAAATGTGCCTGTTCTTGGTGATAGACCTGACACCGCATATTATCCCACATTGCAAATGGGTGCACAGATTGTCGGTAGTGGAAAAATATTTGAAACGCAAGAAAATATTGATTGGGCATCTCCTGTAAGCAATCTTGGCGACCCGAATCGTTCAATTATACCTAATCTCGACTCAAACGGCATTATTCAAAATTATAGCGTAACTAAAAGAGAAGTGGTTATTAATGGCTCAACCAGCATATTTAAAAGAGTAATTAATTCTTCTGATGTTGTTCCATTTTTTTCCATTACATTACCTGACCCGGATGTTATTGAAATTGAAAATGTTATTTTAATGGAAGGAACTAATTGGGGCACTAATCCTGAGATTGGAGAATTCTACAAACCCGGAGATAAAGGTGATGTGTATTATGAAGTAGATTTTTTGGCACAGCAACGAATATTTGTACCAATAGAACAAAGTCGCACAGAAATGATAAATAATAGTGGATTGACTGCAGGTCGTTGGATTAATATCACAAAGAAATTTATAAAAGAATATACGCCAAATGGCTACTGCAAATTAACATTTGGTTCTGGTGATGCAGATGAAGATGCATTCAAGAGTGGTTTTCTTAAAAAAGGTGTTAGTAATCGCTATTTTCTTGAAAATTTCCTAAATAATACAGCATTGGGTGAAAAACTTAAAGCAAATCACACGTTATTTGTGAGATATCGTACTGGTGGTGGAAGTTCATCAAACGTTGGCGCAAGAACGTTAACAAGTCTTGGTAATTATACACTGATGGTTCATGGTTCACAGCAGAAATTAAATCAAGCTGTACAGAGAAGTATTAAAGTAAGTAATCCGATTCCGGCAATTGGTGGTAATGATGGTTTAAGTACTGAACAAATCAGACAATTAATCAAGTATAATTTTTCAAGCCAAAATCGTGATGTTACGTTAACCGATTATTTGCTTCAATTATATAAAATGCCGGGTAAATTTGGTTCTCCTTTTAGAGCAAATGCGTTTAAACAAAACAATAAGGTTGTTATTTCAATACTTGATATTGGTACTGACGGAAAACTATCGAACACAAGTACTTCATTATTAAAAGAAAATATTGCTGAGTATTTAAGTAATTACCGAATGATTAATGATTATGTTGAAATCAAAGACGGTAAAATTTACAATTTGGCATTTGATATTGATGCTTATGTTGAAAACATTGCTGATAATACAATTGCCAATAGTATAATAACCCTTGTGAGAGATTATCTTGACATTAATAATTATGAAATGAATCAGGATGTTTTTCTCGGTAGGCTTCAAAAACAAATTCTTGAAGCAAATGGTGTTGTAAATGTTATTAGTATTAAAGTGTATAATAGAGTTGGTGGACAATATTCAAATAATGTTATTTCACAAGCATTTGCAAATACAAATACTGGCGAAATTCAAATTATAAACAATACTATCCATTCAACAATGGATTCGATGTTTGAAATAAAGTATCCTGAAAAGGATATTAGGGTGTTTTTAAGGAAAAAAGTTGGTTAATTGTGGAATTGATAAAAAAAACGGTGCAAAGAGCAATGACTACTGGTCTAACTGCAACCACCACTGGTTACAGTTATATTATTATTCCAGATATTGATGCAGTCTATCATTTTAAGATTGGATTGACTGCAGAACTACAAGATATTGGATTTTTCGATGCATATGTTGCACCAGTCGTTCCAGAACCACCTGCACCACCAACACCAGAAGAAACATATCGTTATGTTGATACTGGTGATGTTCCATTCATAGATAAAGATGGCTATTATTTTGTTTGGACTAAATAATATGATATAATAATAAATTTAAAATGGCAGATAGAAAATTATTTGATATTAATCCACTCACAACATCACCTAATGGCACGACAATGAGAATTGCCATTGGTAACAGTGGAACTACCGCACAAAACATGACACTTAATGGCTTTAAGACATGGTTGGGATTGACAGGGATATCACCAACCACAATATTAACCAAAGCAGTATGTATTGGGTCGTGGAATATGGACACAACAAGAGTAAAATGTGTTTCAACTGGTGTTGCGTTGAGCAAATTAAGAGCAATTACTGATATAACAATAATTTCAGATT